TTCCGCCCGCTGCGAATTGGTCGTCCGCGTGATGCCCTTGTTGTAGAGCGCCGCCTTGGTGAAGGTCTGGCCGGTCGGATAGTCGTCGTCGGGCCGATCGGCGCCGGTGACGTAGTTTCGCCCGCGGCTGGTCAGATGGTAGGTCGCGCCCCCGGGGATTTCGAACCTATAGAGCCAGGTCGGCCGCTTTCCAAATACCCGCGTCAGGTAGGAGGCGAATGACATCAGGGAACCTCGATCGTCGGTGCGGTACAGAACGCAGCCAAGCCGGCGCCGACCCACTGATATGTGATTTCAACGGTATCGACCTCAAGCCGCGATCGATGTGCCAAGCTGACCTGCGCCGCGGTCGTGAAGGCAACGCCAGGGGCTGCGATTTCAAGTTCCTGCTCATCGCCGGTGGTCAGAGCGTCTGTCACCTCTCGCGTGACAAGCGAAGCGCCCTCCCGGATTACGATCACCCGGCCGACCATTTCGGCATCCGTCGTCGCCGGGCTCACTGTGATGGCCAGAGCCCCGGATGAGACAGACGCCTGCAGCGGCAGGTCGTTCTGGCCGGATGGCAGCCAGAACTCTCCGTCCTGACCGCGCAGGAAATGGATGAACCCGCGCCGCTCCCAGCGCTTGGCCGGCGTCTTGTCGTACCAACTGAGGGTGCCCCGCCTGCGAGTGAAGGACTCCACCTCCTGCAGCTCATAGGCCCCGAACCCGGACGCCATCAGATCGCCGACCTGGTTCAAGGATCCCGCCAGCGGCGTGAACGGCACGACGCCGTCCGTCACGACCGGAATGCTGTCGTGCAGCGGGTAAGGGTTGGCGGCGAGGTCAACGGGCTCGATCGACATGAAGCGGGCGGTCAGCCCCTTCACGTCAAAGGTGCTCTGGAACTGGATGCCGCCGGGCGCGACGCAGCGAACGAGTGGCGCGACGATCAGCGGCCGCCCCTTCGTGCCGACATAGGTCTGGGCAAGGCCTGCGGTCACGGTGATCGATGAGCCCCCGACAGAGCCGACCACGCGCGCCTCCCAGCGGTCTGCGTCAAGACCCACAAAGACCTGCTGACCCACGCTGTAGGCGGCAGGAACGGCCACAGGCAGCACGGTAGCCGCTGCGGCGAGGGTTGAGACGCTGACCGTAGCGTTGGGCCATTCCGGGACCAACCATTCGCCCAGCGCGTTCGCCCTGACGGCCTGAACCATCGCCTCGGCTCCGGTGGTCCGAAGCGTGTGCGCCAGGGTCAGGAACTGCGTCGCGTCCTTCAGGCTGTCGCGCCACTCTCCGCCCGGCGCCGATCGAATGTCGGTGTAGAACTCGAGGTTCTCCGAGATCAGTTGCGGCAGCCACCGCCACACCTCAGCCATTGCGGCTCATCCGGCGCTGCTGCCACGCCGCGGTGCGTTCGCCCTGCGGGCTGCGGTTCCAAGCATCGATCCGGCGCGGGTCGTCCAGCACCACAACAGGCGGCGGGGTGACAGTGACCCGCGGCGCCGGCGCGGAAAACATGGCGCTGCGGCGCGGGGTGTGCGTCTGCGGGCCCGGAGCCATCATCTTCGCGGTCTTGGCCCCACCGACCACGTCAGCCGGCCCGGACACCAGCGTGGGCCGCGTGACCAGCTTTCCATCCACGACCTCGGGCCGTTTCTCAGCCACCAGACCAACCTGGCCAGCCGGGATGTGTCCGCCCATGTCGAACAGGCCAGCGATCAGGCCACCGAGCCCGCCCTTGCCGCCCGCCTTGCCGTTCCACAGCATCTGGAATGCCTGATTGAGAAACAGGTTCCCGAGTTGCCGCAGGAGGTCGCCGATCGCGCTTTTCAGGTCTTTGGCCCCACTCAGGACGCCGACAAAGAAGCCCTGCGCCGCGTTCTCGATCCCCTTCATCGTCTCCGCGACCAACTTCTGCTTGGCCTCGAGTTCGGTCAACTGCTCGACCAGCGCGGCGATCTTCTGGCCTTCCTCGCTGTAGATCGTGACGCCGGCCTTCTGCAGTTCCTGATGGAGCCGCCGAGCCTCTTCGCTCATGCCGACCTGCTCAATCTCGGACTTCAGCTTGTCGACGACCTTCTGGATCGCCTCGGCTTCCTTCTCTGCGGCTGCGGCTGCCTCGCTGCGGCCGCCACCCCCGCCACCGCCACCGCCTCCACCCCCACCACCGCCGCCGGCCGGGGCAGATGGGACATCATATGGCGTGTAGAGCGGGCTGCTTTCCCTCGCGCCGGCGTCGAAAGCGGCCCTGCCAGCCCCGTATTGGGCATACTGCGATGCCAGACCGGCGGTCCCAACGCTCTTAAGGTTGTCAGCCGCAGTTTTCGCTGCGTTTAGAGTGCTGATGATTCCGCGCGCCATGCCAAGAAGCTGAGAGGCGGCAGGAAATGCCGACTGAAACGCAGCAACCAAAGAAGACCCATCAGCCGATGCGAGTGTGCTGTTGATCTGCGCTGCCCATCCCTGCAGGGTTTCAGCCGCGCCAGACGCCTCGTCCAGCCCGCCCTGCAAGTTAGCGGCCTCAAGAACAGCGGCGTTCAGCTCCTGGTATAGCTGCCGGATCGGTGGCGGCATTTCTGAGGCGGCTCCGAATGCCGACTCCAGTTGCGACCGCAGTTCGGCCGCCTGTGCCGCCACCTCTGCCGGGCCCTCAGCCGCAGCGAGTTGCCGAAGGCTCTCGAGCAGGCTGTTGGTCGCCTCGGCCGTCAGGTTGAAATCCTGATAGATCGCCGTCGCGGCCTCCGAAGCCCCGAGGCCAAACAGCGAGTCCTCCAAGCCGCCGAAAGTCTGCGAAAGCATCGCAACCTTCTGCTGCAGCAGATCAAGGGCCGTGGTCTCGGCAAGTTGCGACTGGATGCGCAGCGCCTCGGTGGCCGCCATCGTCAGGGCGCCGTAGTTCTTGCCTAGTTCAAGGATTGGCGCGTTGGCTGCGGTCACCGCGGCGCGATACGCTTCCGTCGCCTCGGCCAGGGACTTGGTCGTCTCGCTAAGGGCCTTGCCGGCGTCGGCGCCCTTAAAGAACTCCACCACCATCGGGACGACGGCGGCGGTCAGGCCGATCACCGCGAAGGTGGCAAGGTTGACCGGGCTCAGCAGTTGCATGAAGACGCCCTTAAACGCCTGCATGGCCCCGGTCGCGCCCATCGGGCCCAGAACCTGTGCGACCTGAGAGCCCTGCTGCAGCATAAGCTGGAAGGGGTTCTGCCCGGCCTGCATCATCATGCTGATGTCGAAGACCTGAGAGGTCAGGTTCCCGACTTGACCGGCCGATGCGTTTGCGGCGTTCCCGGCCCGCCCCGCGCTGGCAGCCATCCCGTCGAGGCTGGCGCTGGTCCGCTCCACAGCGGCGGCGGCCTGTTGGGCATTTGCCTCGATGCCGTCCAGCGCCGCCTTTGCCTGGTTAGCACCGCTCTGCGCCGCAGCGCCCATGGCCTTTGCCGAAGTGCCAAGCTTGGCCGCTGCGGCGTCGGCCTTTCCCGCCTTGGCAATGACTGCGTCCAGCGCTGGCTCGGCCTTCTTGAGCCCCGCCGTTTCGGCGCCGAGGACGAGGGTTGCGAAATCAGCCATTGCTGCGCTCCATCGGCGGCACCCGAAGCGGGTCCGTCGCCTTCTGATTTTCCAGAACGTAGGCCCACGACATTTCGAACAGCACGACGGCCTCCCATTCGGTCTCGATCATGCGAGTGGCCCGCATGAACGCCTCGATTTCGACCCATGTCTGCGGCACCAGCCCATCCATGCCTTGGCGGGCAAAGCGAAGCTTGTGGAACGCATCGATGAGGTACTGACCCGGCCCCACGTCGGGCAACGGCGGCATGACGTTGGCCTCGGCGGCTCGCTCAAGCCGGGTCTTGTCGTCCTTGCCTGGGATGGCATGAAGCCAGCCAAGCTGCTGCGCCCAGAGCGTCAGGGCGCGGGTGCGTTTCCCAATGCGTCCCGCTCACGCTGGACGGCCTCAAGGATCTGCTGCGCGAACGGCTTGGTCGGCCGCGTCACCCCGGCCGCCTTGTCGTCCTTGGCAATGGGCAGGTCCAGCATCAGGAACCACTTGGCATCCGCGGCTGTGGCGGGGCGGCCCTCGGGGTGGTTCACGTTCTCGAACCCGGCGATGTAGAGCACCGCGATCTCGACCGTGTTGTCGTGGGCTTCGTACCACGTCATCCCGTCGGGCAGGGTTTCGTCGCTCATCATCCCGGAGCGGCGCAGCGCGGCAATGCCGGCGTTGACGCTGGGGGCGAGGAACGACCGGACCACGACGCGGCACGGCTGACCCGTGTCGGTGTCGATGATCGGGGCGAGGGTGACGGGGTGGACCAGGTCCAGCGGGGTGCCCCGCTCGGCCTGGCCCCGGGCGTCAAACTGCGAAAAATCCATCTGTCACGGCCTCACGGAGCCGCCGCGATGACTTCTTCGTAGTTCTGGGCAAACGTGACCGTGAAGCCGCGATAGCTTTCGGTCGTGCCCTCGTTGATCATGTAGGAGTACATGATCCCGGTCATGTAGATGTGCGTCAGCGCGCCATCCGGCAGGACGATCCGCACGCTGACCTCGGTGCCGTAGTCCGGCGCGGCGTAGGTCTTGACGTTGGCCTGCCCCGCGTTGCCCGGAACGTCGCGGAACGCCATTTCGGTCTCGCGGCCGATCGATGCGCCCTTTTCGCGCTTGGTGATGCCGGTGGTGAGGTCGGGCACGTCGATCGTGGCGGTTTCCATGCCCGGGATGGGGGCGACCTGAAGGCCCGCAACGACGGTCCAGGTCAGGGCCTCATAGCCGGCGTCGTCAAACGTCGCAGGGACGCCCGGCGAGACCGAGACAACGCTACCGATAAAGTTGGTCATGTGGTGGGCTCCTCTTAAGCCTTGGTTTCAGGGTCAGGGGTGGCGGCCGGGGAGACGATCCACCCCTTGTCCAGCCATTTCTTAAGGTCGCGGCGCAGCGGGTGCGCCTCGGCCTGGTAGATCGGGTGCCAGACCCGAACTCGCGCGACGGGCTTCTTGGTCATTGCTCCTCAGCCTCGTAATCGATGCGAACCGGCACGCGGTAATCCATGCCGTCGCGGATGCCCTGCTGGATCGCCGGGGGCTGCATGACGGTGATCACCCCGCCCGGGATCGTGATGCGGGTGCCATATGGAAAGCCCTCGGCGATCTGCTCTGCGATGTGAAGCGCAGGGCTGGCGAAGATGCCTGCCTCGATGACCGCCGTGGCCTGAAAGAATCCGACCGAGTGCCTGAAACCTCCGGCCAGCGTGTCGTCAAACGTCTTCACCCTGACGACCTCGGCCGCAACATACGGGCGGTTCGGGAGGCCGTCCCTGCCTTCAAAGACGACCTCGTAAAGCGGCAGCGCGGCCACCAGTCGCTGGCCAAGGGCGTTGGCAATGTCTTCCTCGGTCATTGGACCTCCCTTGTGCGCGCTGCGACGAACTCGCTGAACCGCTCGGCGTTCTTGCCGACGAAGTGGCGGCCGGCTTGGTTGTAGGTTCGGCCCAGAATGTCAGTTCCCCGGAACCCGGCCTCGATCCGCAGCGCGTAGGGCGAGGTCCACGCGAAAGTCAGTCTGTCGCCCAACTCCATGCCGGCGATGGCGGTGGTGTAGGACAGCGCGCCCTTGGCGCCACCACCCGAGCCCCTGCCGGAGGTCAGGGAGTTGATCAGGTCCGAGGACACCACAGGGATCCTGCCCTCGATGAATGTGCCGCCGGTGCGCCCGACCCCTGGCTGCGGCGTCTGTGCCGCCTCCATCACGTCCTGGATCGCGTTGACCGCGACGTAGAGCATGTTCTTGAGCGTGCGGCCCTTGAACGCCTCGATCTGGGCGACGAAGGACTTGGCCATCAGCCCTTCTCCACCTGCACCCGATAGACCGCGATGCACTTGCACCCGATGACGTGCCGCGCCGGGGCGGTGTCATCGTGGGGGTGCAGCATCGCCGTCCCGTCCGGGAAAACGAACGGCTGCCCGATCGGCAGCACTGTGCCGCCCATTGCGATGTGCTCCACCCGAGGCTCGGCCGACAAGTTGTGCTGCCACCGCACGGTCACGCCGGTCACGCCGTCCATTTCCAGCATCTGGCGGTAAGCCTGATCGCGCCCAGCCGCAGCCGCCTTGAACGTCTCGGCCTGCGCGATGACCTTGCCGCGGTAGCCCAGCGCCTTGACCTTGTGCGCCTCGAGCATGCGGTCGAGGTCTGCGCGACTGATCGGTCGGCCCTCCTTGATGGCGCGGCGAACCAGCCTGTCGAACTTGCGGTCGCGCAGCGCCAGTTTCAGGTAGTCCCGCATGGCGGCTGGATTGCCCGAGGACAGGCCCACACGGGCCCGGGCGATGCTGGCGGCCTGTGGCCCCGTCAAACCTACGATCGAGCCCACACGGGCCGCCCCAACGCGCCTGCCGGCGATATCCCGGGCCACGGACTGTGCAGACCGGTTCAGGTCCAGCCCGCCAGTGATGGTTTCCCGCACCGCGTCGCGGCTTTCCTCGGTAAGCCGGGTGATCAGCCTGGCGCTGTTCTGCTCCGCCCACGCCAGGGCCTCGGGGCGCCGGCCGTCAAACTGGAACAGGCCGACAATCCCACGACCGCCCCTGCCGGCAAGGTCGGCGGCCGAGAAGAAGGCGCCGCGCAGGGCCTCGCCGATCCTGGCCACGTCGCGCGGCTTGATCGCGGCAATCTCCTGGGCCGCGGCAATGTCGCCGCGCCGCAGCGCATCGGCCAGAGCGACCAGATTGATCCGGCCCGCCTGATTGCGGATCGCCGCCTCAAACGCCTTGCGCACGTCGAGGTCGAGCCGCGCAAGGAGGGCGTCGAGTTCGGCGCGTTCGGTCATCCCTCAAGCATCGCCTTGTAAAGCACCGCCACGCCGCCCGGCGCAACCGTCGCGACCTCGCCGAGGCGCAGCCACTTGGTGTCGTCGGTGACGGCGGCAGGAAGCACGCCCAACGCGACCCTGTCGCCCTTTGCCGGCACCGCCCCGGTTGCCTCGATCAGCAGCATCTGGACCGTCCGCAGCACCATGCCTTGGCCGTCCCGCTCCTTGCGCTGGATCTGGACCGCCGTGACCGTGGCGTCGGCGTCGGCCAGCGGAAGCCCGGACCAAGGCACATCGGGCCCGCTGCGCTTGCGAAGCGTGGACACAAGGGGGCCGTTGCCTGTGGCGGCTCCCGCCTCAGCCAGCCCGGCCGCGACTTCGGCGGCGATTTGTGCCCCGCTCATACTGCCATCGTCCCGCCGATGAAGCCCCACGGCATCAGCAGCGCATCGATCGCCGGGTCAAACGGCACGACAAGGTCGCGCCCCGAGAGGCCCAGCTTGGAATTGTCAGCCGCCTGCCACTTGATGCTGTCGACGGCGACGAGCGTCTTGGCCGAGGCGGGGGTATAGGTGGCGGTCCAGAAGCCGGGCGTGCCGATCTCGCGCCGAGCGGCAATGTACGTCGCCTCGATCACGTTCGCATCGGCGTCAGGGTCTGCCAGCCCGAGCCGCACGACGTAGCGGGTGCGAATGTAGTCAGAGCCGCGGACCAGTGCGGCGGTAGCGACGGATTCCGCTGCATCGGTCGGCGCGCTGTCTCCGCGTGCCAGGGCATAAGCCCGGAAGTCGATCAGGGTGCCATACATCGGACGTTTCCCGTGAAACAGGTGGGGCCACTACAGCCCCACCGGGTTGATATTCAGGCAGGCTCAGCCCTTCGGCTTGGTCGCCGCGTCAAGCGCAGCGGTGAGTTCCGCCACCTTGGCCTCGGCAGCATCCGCGCGGGCCTTCTCCGCGTCGCGCTCCGCCTGGGCGGTCTTGTTTGCGTCCTCCGCTGCCTTGAGGGCTGCCTTAAGCCCCTTGGCATCGGCATCGGCTTCCGCCTTGGCCTTCGGCGGGTCGCCGACATGGAACCAGTCGCCCTCCTCGGCCGATGCGAGTTCGGCCTTGGACAGTTTCAGGTCATCCCGGGTCTCGCCCGGGTTCAGCACAACCAGCCCGTTCTCGGTGTGGATGCCCCGCGGCCCGTTGGAGACGTTCGTGATCTTGGTCATGGTGCCCCCTTAGATCGAGTCGAGGTAGCGCACAGCCTTCGGCTGGCGGATATCGACGCCACCCAGGCGGAAGATGCCGGGCACGTCGAACTTCATCGGCCCGGTCTGCCACACGGGCAGGAACC